TAGGTTTAAGTAGTTGTTTTAGTTGGGATTTTTTCATTTATACCTCGGCGAGGATCTTTTCCATTTCTTCTTGAATTACTTTCTTCAGTTGGGATTTTGTGATCTTCATTTTAGATGTTTCCTTGTAAAATTTCGTTCAGAGCGCGATTAATTCGGTCGCCCTTTGTATATACAGCTTCTGTTAGTTGGGTGGCCTCTTTGCCTTCCAAAATGTAGGCTCCGGGGGCTGATGGTTCGCTTACTGCGTCAAAGCAAATTAATTGAAGATCATCTTGGACATACTGTACGCCACCATTACCTTCTTGAAGGGAGCCTAGCGCACGCGAAGAAAAACCAAACTTTACACCACTTTCATACAGCCCTCTCAATATCTGGCCGGATGGTGTGTTGAGCACTTTCACTGTTCCTAGCACGCTTTTACCTTCCCACCAAATTCGATTAACCATGTGAGAGGCATTTTTTAGATTGACGACGCTATCTTCGGGGTGGTCACATTCGCCCAAGGCGCGGCGGTCTTCAACAATCTTTTGATAGTTGTTTATTTCTTTTCGCAACACTTCTTCAGTGTATACTCTCTGGTTGCCATTGACGGCATCTGCCTCTTGGAGTTTGGCGGGGAAGACCAAATGACCTTCAGCCACCATCTTCTTTTCGCCTTCGGTGAGGAGGTCTTGGCACCCTCTTTCATCGCACTTTAATTCAAAAAATTCTCGAAGTAATACTTTTTTCATCACTATTCCTTAGTGCGGGTGCGACCCGCGTGAGCTAAGAGCCGCCGCAACAGCGTCGAACCGGTTGTAGTTTCCATTTTTTAGTTTGCATCACAATTTCCTTCGTTTTTATGGGTTACCTTAAACCCGAAATCGTTGATTAAAACCCCTAGCAAATAGCATGTTCCAGAACTTAAGGAGCCCAAAATCAACGCATTTGCTAAATTATAATCAAAAGTAAATAGTTCCGTATACCTATTAATCCCCCACAAAAAGGTGCCAACCCAGAATCCCATACACATAGGACAATGGAACAACTTGCCAAAGCCGTAGAGCCAGTGGCGCGGTGGTCGTATTTTATTGAATATTGATCCGTATACAAGGATCTGAGTAAGCCCGTAGGCCGCGAGAACAAAATATAGTAAATCCATTTAGGCCTCTTTCGATTGCCCTTCTTCCATAAAATAACCCGTAAGGCCGTAGGCTGCCGTTGAGCCAGGATAGAGGTTGTTGGTACCCTTGCGGGGTTCATGAGGTACTTTTCCTAGGGCTGTGGTCTCGTCCTCGGGTGGGTCGGCAATATCTTTTTCCCATTCGGCATCAAAGCGCTCAATCTCGTCATAGTGGCCTTTTTCGCTCTCGAAAAACTTAGCCACCGAATAGATAGCTACTTGAGTGTTGTTAACTTCATCTTGCTGTTTTTCTTCTACCTCGACGAGTAAACCCTCCAGGGATCCAAACACATTGCCTCCATGAACGCTACTAGGGTCAACTACGCCATGCTTGGCTAAATAATCGAATAGTCGGGATTGCGCTGCGTATACGTGGGAGCCATATTGTTCTTTCGCCAGTGCCATAACCTTGTTGGCGGTGGGAGAGACAACAACGTCAAAATCGGGATGATCGTAAATGAGTATGTCGCCGGCCATGGTCTTGCGCGCCTTAAGATGGACCTTGGCTTCAGGCTGGGTTAGTGTAAGGGTGATGCTCATCGGCTTAGTTCTTCCACCAGGCTCTGGACCTTAAGAACCGTTGCTAGGCCGGCCTGATTAAGAGGGGCCTTGTTGAAGTTGTTGAGGATGTCCCTTACGCTCTCTAACTTTTCCTTCAACCCCTTGTCACCTTTAACTTCTTCGGTGTCGAACCCTTCCGCGATGGCTTTTTTCAGGCGTCCGATCTCCTCGTTAAGGTGGAAATTAAATTCGGCTCCGGTATCCACAAAAGACCCAATATATTTTGACAGCAATTCTTTTTGCTCTTTCAAAAGATCGACGTATTCATCATTAAAACGTTTCACAAAGCTCTTAACTACAAGGCCAGACACTCCCGCGGTCTTTGCGGCATGCGCTGGGGCTTCGCTTAACTTTTGAATAAGCTTGCTCTCCAGCATAATCTTACGTTTGGGCTTGACGCTGTCCGCAAAGATTTGAGCAATTGTAGCTAAGTCCTTATAGTTGGGGACGAAATTAGCAAAGACTCCTTTGGAAATTTTCTTGTTGATTACGCCAATGACTGTGCTTTGCTCCGTAAAAAGTTTTTCTTGGTTGACGCGCGAATGCTGTTTGAGGGTTTCAGTGATCAACTTTTCGGCCAACTTTTCAGAAAGGCCGCGGGTTTCCAGAAGAGCCCGATATAGATCCAGTTCACGCCGCAATTCGGTATCTTTTTTGAAGTGCTCCTTCAGTATACCGATCGCGACATTGCGTTTCGTCATATCCTTGTTGATGGATTGTTTAACGACCTCTCTCAAGAGAGTCTCATATATAAACATTGTATTGCGTTTTTTGTTATGTTTAGCCATTAGATTTGCTCCAAATTCTCAAAAAGCTTTTTAATGTCCTCTTTGACTTCAAATATTTCTTTCTCTTCCTTTTCATAATTAGTTGTTTTGTTTTCGAATATACCTTTCCCAAGGCCCAGTAATTCTCGTGCGCCGGGAGAAAGGTTCATTCTTACTTGCCGCGAAGGCGCCCGTGACATCTCATGAGAGCCCATTGCGGTAAATTGGCGCTTGCGCGCGCCCATATCGCGCTTGTCGTCTTTAGCGGGCTTATAGGCCTTTGCCTTGGATTTGTTCGTTGTAGTCTCGCCAGTTGCCTTATTGATATACTTTATGGTATCATCACGCTTACCAGCGGGAGGTTCGCCAGGGGTGGCCAAAAGAACTCCTTCTTCTTCGCCGGCTCCTTCTCCTCCTATCTCTTCCCCGCCCAAGTCTTCGCCGCCTAAGTCTTCACCGCCGAAATCTTCACCGCCTTCACCGCCCATGTCAAAATCGCCACCACCGCCGCCGCCGCCGGTGCCGAAGCCTTCTTCGGCGGCTTGGCCAATTCCTTCTAATTGCTGCGTCACTTGCTTGTCATAAAACAGCTCGCGTTGATTTCGCAAGAAATCCTCGTCCGAGAGGTCGAACAGGTTGTTGGCGATCCATCGCTTGCTGAAAAAGCCTTCCACGGCTGCGGAAGCTACATCAAATTTGGTTCGCCAGCTTTCTAGCTCCTGAAGCTCAGAAATTTTAGATGGATTGTTAAGCTTCAAGCTGAAGGAGAGAAGATCATCATTGCGGAATCCTAAGACATAAAGATGGACAATGGCAATCTTTTCTAACTCTGTGATGAGAGAGCGCTGTAGACGTTGAACCGTTCTCGCGAATCGAATGTCTTTTTGCGCCAAAGCGCCTTTATCTTCCTCACCCCCTTCTCCGCGGATTAAATAAGACATTGGGATCTTGAGTGCGGCAAACATCTTCTCTCTCAAATATTTTACATCGTCGATGTCGCCGGTGAAGGTGCCTCCTGGTAAACTTTCGATCTTGGTGGAGACACCTCCGCGCTGAGGAATAAAGTAATCCTCTTCTACCGACATTGGATTGTAGCGTAGATCAACCTGGCCCGTATCGGCGTTGACAATTTGGTTGCGCTTCATGGAGGTAATAAAGCGCTGCATAAACTGCTCAACGTCTTGAGGGGGGATGTTGCCTACATCTACATAAAACACTCTTCGCTCTGGTGAACGTACAATTCGATACGCCATCATCGCGTCCTCTAAAAGAGTTAGCTGTCGCCAAATCCTTCGAGAAGAGTCTAGCACCGAGGTTCCGTATGGAGCAAACTTATCGTTGCCCAGAATACGGAAATGAGCTACTTGCCAGTTCTCAAATGTTACTCCCGCAGAGTTCCATTGATACTGGATATAATTGGGATTGTTTTTGTCTTCGCCCTCTAGTCTTTCGATTTCGCGGCTTGGCAACCCAATCACATTCTTAATTCCCATTTCGGCGTCTAGATCGAGATAGAGATAAAAATCTCCATATTTACACATTGTTCGGGACCAGCCAAACAAGTTAAATTCTAAATTCAGTACCTTGTAAAACAAAGTTTCAAGTAATTGTTTAATTTCTTCGTCGGGGCATTGAATCTTTAACATCTTGTTGTAGACGTTAAAGGTTGTCATTTCATCTGCGTAGATGTCTAACGCGGAGGCCAACTCCGGGGTGTACTCCATTTGATCAAAGTCCGAATAGCGCGTAAGTCGACTCTGAGTGTCCATGGTATAAGAGGAATAATTGTCAAGGGGGTTATACCCCATCCTCTCAAACTTTTGACCCGACACATCTTTGAATGTACGCGCATATTTATCTAGCTTTCTGCGCCGTAGTTGTCGTGTATTCTGAGATCTAAAGTTAACGATGGGGCCCGAAAACAAACGCGTTAAGCGCTTAAAGAGGGGAGAATCGGGATTTCGTGTGTTTTTTCCGTCAGCCATGCTCTATCCTTTTATGACCCACATGTGGTCTTTCATTTTTCTGTGTTCCTCAAATGCCTTCTCCATGGTGCTGCGCTTGTGTTGGCCCGGGACCCTGGTGTCTAGCTGGGAGTTTGTTGTTATTATAGCATCTAAAAAAGCTTTTTTGTATGCTACATCGCGCTGATTTTCAATTATTGCGGTGTCTCGCACCCAGCAGCCAATCGCCGCGGCCATAATTAAGTCATCGTTATACGATCTTTGGGCTTCCGGTCTCCCGTTTCTCCAAATAAAGGTGTCCAATTCATTGGCTAATCTACTAGAGTAAATAGTTAACATTTTGTTTCTTATGAACTCCTCAAACTTCGCGATTATCAATGGGCGCGTCTTGTTAGAAGTGGTAAAGCCGGGGATCACGCTAGAGTTTCCTTCCGCGACGTGTTGATCCACGTACTCATGAGTCCCTTTTTTGGAATAATAAAGATTCTCGTACTCCTTGTCGCGCAACTTTTCCAGTACGTGGAAGCCGACGGAGTTGTTTTCCACAACAATAAGGGCCGTGTTATACTCTTTGGCGGTGGTATAAAGAATATCAGCAAAAAGGTCGGGCGCGGGTTTCCCCTTGTATTCGCAGATCAACTCTAGTGTTTCCAGCTTAAAGACGTGGAAACTGCTAAAGTCTCTGCCGTCGCCGCGGGACACATCCGCCACAATTAAATAATTAAATTCATTTTTAGGTTCTTCCCAGATCCAAGTATTACGATCAAAGCCCACTTTATGGACCGGATCGCGGATGCCCTCTTTGATACGCATAATATCATCGGGGTGGATCACAGTATCCCCCGAAGTGTTGAAATTACATTCATACTCCTGGGCGATCTGGCGCCGGCTCATGTTTTTGGTCTCTATTTCAAACCACTCTTTATCACGATCCGGATGAGCGTCCCAAGGCAATTTCACCGAGACAAATTCATTTTGGCCCGCCTCCGCATTGACATATGTTTCATGAAACCAGTCCCCCACGCCGTGAGGAGTGGATATGGTAATACAGCGACCACCAGTTGAGATCGTAGGGTAAAGCCCTGTCCACAAATCTTCCAGGCCTTCGATGTGGGCGGCCTCGTCAATTACCAATAAAGACAAGGCTTCAGAACGCCCGGCATCGCCACTGGTTGAAGAGGCTTTAACCTGGCTTCCGTTTCCCAACTCTATGCTATTTTTGTTGTCAACTATTAATTCGGAAATTTTCATCCACTCGGGCAGGTTTTTAAGTATAATCTTGACCTTGCGTACAAGGTTTGCCGCGGTGGCTAATTTGGTTGCAACGACCAAGACATTTTTATCGCGATGGAACAAGACCATCCAGGCGATGTAAGCCGCGGTAATCGTTGAAATTCCTAGCTGGCGGGCTTTGAGGCATATAACAAATCGGTGAAGAGTCATTTTCTCCACCAAGTCGTCTTGAAAGTCGTAAGTTTTAAAAGGAATGAGCCCCTTGCCGGGGTGAGGGATTTTACAATAGTTGTTTATAAAGTAGATAGGGGTTTTGCCGCATTTGACTACCTCTTTGATAATCTGCTTTTTGGTAAGCTTGTACGCCATTATTCACTTTTTTTGCGTTTGTCGTTCTTAGGTCGCTTGCCCAGGCCTCCTTGTTCTAGAAAATCTTTAAAGCGCTTTTCAGGGCCTTTTTCGGAGGGCTCTCCGACTGCGGTGACATCTTTGAGGCCGGTGATCGTATAGATTTTTTCGCACTGGGCCCAGGTCCGTACACGCGACATATTCTGAAGAAGAATTCTTACGGGTCCGTCATCTTTAAGTTTAAGAGTGTCTTTGGTGATGCTCTTATATTCCTTCTTAAGGAATTTAATGATGTCTGCGTAGATTTGCTCCATCTCCTCATCAATCTTAGTATTGTGAACGTCCCGCATTGGTAGTTCTGTTTGGTAGGAGACAATAAGCTTAGGTCCGCTAATGCGCACTTTAAAGCCATCCATCACTCTGGAATCGGTAATTGGGTTGCCTTTCTCTCGTCGTAAACCAATCTTGATTGCTTTATCATCAGCGTTATAACCGGCAATCTGTGTGCCGTCATACGCATTTGCTGCCGCTTGATTGATTCCTTTTACTATATCATATACACTAGCCATTAGTTTGCTCCTTTTTTAACGCCCATAGCGCTCGTCACCTTCGGGACACTGTGCCAGATCTTTAACTTTTTGACTTAGGCGCTCTTTATCAGCGTCGACGCCTCTAGCAATGTAGTGTTCTGGGTGATTGTGTAAGCGCTCAATATGTCTTATAAGTTCGTTAATCCTAGACCAAGCGAGTTCTAGCCCCATATCAGGGGTGTCGCCTCCGGAAAGTGAACCACGCTGGGATCTTTGGCCCAGTTCCTTGCGCTTCATGTCGTTTGTGATTTCCTTTATCTTCCGCAGATATCCTGACGCTTGGGGGTGATCGCTCATCGACATCAAGGCTAATGCGCCGTCGTATACGTTCTTCCAGTCGCGACATATGTCTCCCGAGATCATTTGAGCGAGCGCGAATATTAATCTATCCGATTGCTCTTGCTCTCGCAAAACCGTCTCGTGTAAAAAATACCGGGGATTAATTCTTTTTTGATTCTTTTTTCTCATTTGAAGGCCTCCAACCTTTTAGCCATCGTTCTTCGCGACCATCCACCCATTGAATGTAGCATTCGTAGCAACAATCAAACTTATTCATATAGAGGTCGTCGGCTATCTCAAAAGAAAACGTTCCGCAAGTAGGGCATTTTCTTTTATTTTTCCTAGTAATTAGATTTTTAGATACTAAAAAACCATCTTCTTTAATTTTCTCTGAGTCTTCGAGTGATTTTCTTTTTTGATTATAAAATTCCTTAGACTGCTTAAGGTACTCTTCCTCTTTTTGGTCGTCCCATAATGAGCGCGGATTTGTGATGGCCTCTTCCCCGAACTTTTTAATCATCGCCTTCTCAATCGAGGCTATTTTATTGGAGTCTTCTTTCATCTATCTTAGTCCTCGAAGCTAACTGTTTTCCATTCTCCGTTGGCCACGATCCTCAACAGATGAGTGTCTTCTTCATAGATCATTAAACCATTAAGGGCGCTCGTGGCGGATGGCTTTGCTGCGGCGGTAACGCGTGGCAACATCACCCCCTTACTGCTGGATGACATCTCTAATATAGCGGATGTACTCGGCGAACTCGTGCCTATACCAATATTATCATTGCCGCCATCAGCAAACAACAGATGAGTATTGTTGTCGGATTCTACTCTGAAATCATTCGCGGCAGCGCCATCTTCATTTAAAACGACCCCGGCGCTGTCTACTGTTATGGCTTCGCCATTGGCGCTATGAATCTTTGTTTTAAAAACCGTCTCATTGTGATTTATGTGAAAAACCTCATTGGCGGCATTTAGATAAAGAGCTAGCGCATTGCTGGGAGACCTTACTATGAAATCCATGTCCGCGCGACCTTCGTTGAAGCTAATTTTATCTTGGGAGTCATCTTCAGTTATATTGATAAAACTTACGTTACCAGCTTTGACGGTGATCTGATCAGTTTCAAATCTGATGAAAGTGTCATCATCGCCTTTATGGTAAATATATTCATTAAGCCCAATATCGCCAGCAACATCAAGTTCATAAGAGGGATTACCTACTCCATTAATTCCCAGTCTGTTTGTGGATGCATCGAACTTCATTCCGGGGTTGCCTGCGTTGGAGCCGTTACCCTTAACAACAAAGTCAATATTGTTGCTTCCGTCATTAACAGTAACCTCATGAGGAGCAGAGCCTTTTTTGTCTAAGTTAAGGAATGATAACCCACCAGCCTTAAAGGTTTGTGCGTTAGTGCCAAATTTTAGGTAAGTATCAGCATCTCCGTTGTGATAAATGTATTGATCGACACCAATATTGCCTGCTACGTCTAGTTCATAATCCGGGGAGTCTGTCCCGATTCCTACTCTGTCGTTGGCCGCATCAACAAACAAGGTGCCCGCATCCATATCTA